AGGCCCATGAACGATTCCAGGCCCTCCATCAGGAGACGGTACGGCCCTTCCTCGGCAAATTCCTGGAGGCGGCCGCGCACCAGGGCTCGGGCGTAACCGCCGGCCAGGCTTCGGCATACCCACCGGGCGCGGGGGGAGACCGCGACAGCGGGCAGGCCGCGGCTGATGCGGCCAAGCAGATCTTGCAATTGAACCTGACCGGCCGGTTCCTGCCCACCCAAGCGAAGATCGGCCGGGATTTGGCGGATCGCTTGAAGAAGCCCGACATTGGTGTACTTCTCCTCGTGGTGCGGCGGGACGACCCAGGTCGGCGGCTGGTTGCGGGTGACGAGGCGGTCGGGCACCGGCGCCTTCAGCATGGCGGCCCAGGAGCGCGGCCGGTCCTGCAAGAGCGCCTCGCGCGGCGAATCGGCGACGAGGATCGACTCATTATATATAGGCTCCACCAGCTCGCCCGGATTCCCCTCCCGCACCCAGTCCCGCAAAAGGAGGAGGCGGCCGTCGTGAAATTGGCAGAGGACGGCACAGGTCATAGACCCTGTCGCATTGGCGACCAGGAACAACGGCCTTGTCGGGTCGTGCTCGAGGTCGGGCACGATGTGGTCGGCGCCGAAGCCCTCGTAGACCGGGAGACCCGGCCGCATCTGGAGCGCGTAGGCGAGCGCGTTCGGGGCGTCGATCTTGCCGGTCGGGTAGTTCAGGAGCTGCTCGGTGAGGGCGGGGAGCGGCTGGGCGAATTCGCATTCGCGGGCGGCGAAGAATGGCTGGAGACCCCGAATGAAGTCGAGTTTGCCGCGCGGGGCGCGGACGCCGCGTACGGGTAAATACGTACCGCGCCGGACCATCTCGTGGCGGAGAGGCTGTAAGAGGAACTGCTCTAAGCCATCCAATTCCACCCCGACCCAGACCGGGTCGTACCGCTCGGCAATGTCGAAGGCCAAAGCGACGATTTCGTCGGGGAGGAGGAATTGTGCATCCGCCGCCCACACCACCAAGCGGTTGCTGACCCACGACCAGACGGCCCAGCCGGTGGTCGCGCTGGTCGATCCCACCGTCCTCGCCGGGTCGATCATCGCGTAGCAGGCTTGCCAGGTGCGCTCGCGCGGGGCGACGCGGATCATTTCCCGGGTGAAAATCCGGTCGGATTCGCTGAAGGCACGACACAGCATCTCGCGCTCCCAGACCGCCAATTCGCCGACCCGCTCGTAGCCCTGCCGCTCCCGGTCGATTTTCGCCAGCGGCCAGACTTCGGGCCAGCTGGCCTTCCGCTTGCCGTCCTCCCCCAGATACTCGATCGGGTAGATTTTGGTCGGCCAGCCCCACTCCTTTTCGAGCTTCACCGGCAGCGATTCGGCGTCCATCGGGGTGGCGCGGATGCGGACCTTGCGGTTGGGGGCACAGGCCGGCAGCAGCTCGGAGAGGAACCACCGCAGCGTCTTTCGCCGCTGGTCGGGCGTCTGGACGCTGTCCGGCGACTCCACGTCATCGACGAAGATGAAATCCGGCCGGTGGTCGAGGTGCTTGATGCCGCGGATGTCCTGGTCGCGGCCGATTGCCTGGACGCACACGCCGGTCGTGGTCACCAGCTTGGTCTGGGTCCAGGCATCGCCCTTCAGATCGCCGAAGGCCGCCTGGATCCAGGGGTTGTTCATCAGTTCGTAGGCGACGGCGGCGAGGCGTTCCGCGGCCCGGGTCTCATTGCTGCTGATGATCACGATGTTGCGGTGCGCCATCAGGCAGGCCGCCAGCACGATATCCTCCTCGCCCAGGGTGGATTTGGCGCTGCCGCGGAAGGCGAGGCGGATAGAGTATTGGTCCTCACTCCAAAAATCGCGGACCAAATCTTCGTGGAATGAAGCCGGGGGAGTTGCTACTCCATCATACTGATGCCGATGAGCGAACAGTATTTCGTGGCTGGTCCACTTGTCGCTGGACAATATCTTGATGACTTCTGCTCTAGCAGCAAGCGCCGTTACTGCGTCGGTCTCGGCCGTCTTCACGGCCCGAGCCAGTGCGAGCCGAGGCCATGCGCCATGCTGTAGAGAATGAGCGGCACGACCAGCGTGGCGGCGAGGATGACGATGGCGAGCATGGCGGGGCCGCTCATAGCGGATCGATCCCCAAGCGCTCGGCCCGCTTGAGCCAATCGGCAATGGCAAAGCGGCTCGTCAGCGCGTCGATACCGCCGCGTAGTTCTGCGAGGGCATCGGCGCCGCGCCAATGCGGCGCCGCGATCCACTGCCGCAAGTAGGCGCGCATGGCCGCAACCTGCTCTGCGGTCATGGTATCGCCATGTAGATACGCCTCGATGGCAGGGCGCAGCACGCCGCTTGTCTCGTCCATCCAAAAACCGGGCGCGCTCATGTCAGCGCCACGACGATCCAGACGATGCCCATGACCGCGGCCCCGCAGAGCACCCCCAGCACGACAAGCAGGCGCATAGCGCCGTCGATGTCCGGGACCATCATGGCTTGCCCCGCGGCGGCACCAGCGAGCCGGGGCTACCCTCCCACGGCCCGGTGCGGGCGATCTCGCGCTGCCGGCGGGCGAGCGCGGTGTCGATGGCGGCGGCGGCGACGCAGGAGAGCACGGCGCGCATGTCCACGAAATCACTGGCGCCGATCTTCCGGTGCTGCCAGAGGTAGAGCACGGCAGCGGCGGTATGGTCGGCTACGAGTTCGGCGTAGATCGCCTCGGCGAGGTCGTCGCTCAATCCGCCTCCAGGCTCAAGCTGCGCAATTCATAGTGCAGCCGCTCGGCCTGCCGCAGAAAGTCGAGGAGGGCGGCGTAATCCCTGGCGGTGGCCAGCATCGTGCCGCCATCGACGTGCTCGAGGGTGAGGCGGTAGCGGCGGCCACCCTCCGGCACCACCTCCACCCGGCCGCCCCGCAGCTGCGCCTTCTGCCCGCTGCTCAGCCGAATCTCGGTCATCCGCGACTCATTATATATAGGCCGCAGCGCTCACTCGGCCGCGTCCCGGTCGGCCGGCTCCACCGCCTCCTGCAATTTCAGCCGGCCCGGCCCCCGGTGCTTCGCCATCTTCCGCACGCTGTGAGCCGTCACCGTGGCGTCCAACTGCAAATTGGCCAGAACAGACTGCAAATCGGCAATAGCCTCGCCGACTTCCTTGGAGCCCAGTATCTTGGCGCGATCAAGCTCGCTGTCCGGCGCGTCTCCAGCGAAGAGGATCTCGATCCGGTGGGTGGTCACGGCTTCTCCTTCTCTGTCTTCGGAGAAGTTAGTCCGGATTACCTGAGGGCACAAATGGAAAGGCCCGCGGCAGGGGAGCCGCTGCGGGCCTTTCACGTGCGCCCTTGATCTTAGGGGGGATCCGGCGCGTGGTGTCGACCAACCACGGAGACACAGGTGTCAGATATGCCGGATTCAGCCAAAAAGCAAGATCGCAGCGGGATGCGGCCCCCACCGCACGCAGGCACGGCCTGAGCCGGAAAAAAGAAAAGCCCCGAAGCTACTGCCGGGGCTTTCCTCCGCTTGACCCGTCGCGGCGGCAGGGTCTAAGCTTATTTCCGGTCAACGGCGTTCACAGCGCCTCGCGGAAATAACCCGTGACAGATAGCCTCCAACCCACCCATAAGCAAGCCTCACAATGAGCCAACAATGGCTCCTGATCGTCTATGACGGCCGAGGGCACGAGGCCGCGCTGGATCGTATGGGGTGCCGGGAGAGCAAGAAAGCCGACCAATACATCGCTTTCTATAGCCTCGAGGGGACCACGCTCCTCAAGCGCAACATCAAGACGCTAAAAGCCCTCGGCCTGCACGGCATCGCCAAAAAGGTCGAGGCGCGGCCTCCAGTCCGCAGAAAACCTCTTCGCATCAATGGCAGTGACGGATGGGCCGAGTTGCCAAGAGGCGGCGCCAACGTGCTGGCGTTCGAGGTCGCAACCGCGGCAAAACTAGCGAAAGACAAGGCTGAAGTTCGGCGGCAAGCCGAACTAACCGCGCAACGAGACGCATATTCACGCGCCCAGAACGCTCTGCGGCGCGCGCGAGGAGATTGACCGGGCAATTATTCCCGGAGGCGAGACCCGCTGGCTCCGTAACACGGCCTATGCATCGCTACCGACCCGCCTCTAGTTGAGGGCCAGGGCGGCGCAGCAAACGGCACCTCTGCAACCAGCTGCTAATCGACGACCCGTGACACCCGGCAGCCCAAAGGGGCACACCGCACGGCCAGCAGCAATGCGCTGCGCCCGCCATCGAGGCAAGCTTCCGGGGGGAAACCTTTAAGGAAGGGGGGCCCCTATGTAAAGCCAGCGCGTCAGCGCTCCGGTTTAGTAGTTGTTGGCGACCCGCCTTCCCGCCCTTCGGGCTGCCGACCGCACCACCGTGCCGGCGACCAACTCGCAGGGACAAAGAAAGGGCTGCCGAGAAGGCTACCCCGCTGCCACCGTCTCGGTGACAGTCCCCAACCAACCGGAGTGGTGGTGCGGCCGGTAGCGCAAAGCGCGGCGTGCCAGACCCCCACACAACCCCCACACCCACCGACGGTCTCGAAAACCCGCCCAGGTTGTGACGGGCGGCCGAACAGCCAGCTGCCGATTTTCAAAACCCGCAGCGGTTTGGAAGACGGAGCCAAATTTTCCCTCCGTGGCCCGGCGGTTGGGTGAGATTCCCGAACGGAACGGGCCGACGACGGCGGCGGAAGCCCGGTGGAAGCCCGAGCAGCTGCCAGCGCCAGAAACTGGCGGAAACGCTGGGGTTTGTGGCTGGTAGCTACCGTCTACGATGCTGTTGCTGCGCCCGCGCGAGGGCTGGAACGGACAGGGAAGCTGACCTATTCGGAGACGTCGGACTTGACCGTCCGGGCAGGGTGCGCGACACCGATAAACGTGCGTCAGGATCATGGCCATTCAGAGTTGTGCGGTGCACGCAACCGGCAAGGGATGCCGTGTCGTCGGTTCCGCGTATCGAACCGTCTACGTTGTCGGATGCACGGCGGCAACAGCGGCAATCCGGGGGATCACGCACGCAACGTGGTTGCGGCGCATGCGGCGGTACATCGTCGGCAGGCGGTATTTCGGGCGTTGGGACTGCCTTGGTATGGCGGGCGGTTGCCGGGTGCGGCTAAGCTGGCATCGCGGATAGAGCGGGCGGTGATTGTGGCTGACGAGTTGATTGAGTTGGGAGAGCGTGGCGAGCTCGATCTTCCGGCGGTGGGGAGTCTTGGGGGTCGTCTGCACTCGGAGACGTTGCATGACGGGTCGTTGCGGGGGTTGGTGTTGCAGCGTGACATTGTGGTTGGGGTACAGGGTCAGCTGGCCGCGGTAGGAATTGAGAACATTGACGCGAAGCTCTTGCGGGCTGGGAATGAAGCGGCGAGGGATTTGACGCGGTTGGCGGTGCGGGTAGCGGAGGGGGCCTTCAAAGCACAACAAGGCTCCCAGCTTGTTGCCTTGCTGGAAGCCTTGAAGGCGGCGCAGGAAAGGAAGAAGGGCGATTAGGCCCCGCGCTGTCAGTCTAGCGGCAATTCCTGCTGGGGAGCGTTGGCGAGGATGGCTTGGGCGGCTTTGAGCCCGGCGCGTTTGGCTTGAGTTGAGGTATCGAAGAAGCCTTTGCGCTCTGCGACCACCTCATCTTGAAAGATCACATACTCGTACTTGCTGGCGGTGCGGTAGTCACGACCGACGGACATTGTGTACGACATGGTCACGCCTCCCCGGTGAGGGCGCGCCAATCGTAGATGGCGACGCATTGGCCGTTGCGGCGCAGCGCGATCGAGCGCACGGCCGGATCGGCCAGCTTCTCGAGGACGACCGACTCGGCGATGTGGTGGATCGTGCCGAGGTGGAACGGGTGTTGGTGCACGCCGTCCGCTGTCTCGATATCCATTGTGTAGGTCATGGGTGCGGTTCTCCGTGGTTGGTGCATGCAATATGGCGGCGAGATTCTCTGCTGTCAACACAAATTATCTCTTGACGCATCGTTTTGTGATGGCTATATCTGCTGACACCAACCAACGGAGGCAGAGCGATCATGACTTACACGATTAAAAACACCGATTGCGAGGTGGTCCTGGTTCTACCAGGAATCCATACCTCGGCAGAGACGGCCTACGTGGTCGAGGATTATCCGTTTGGCTTCAAGCTGCGGTGCAAAATCCGGTACTGGCTCGATTGCTCGCCGAAGCATGGCGTGCGGCTGGTGTCGCAGACCACTAACCCGAAGCTCGCCGGCGAGGTGTGGAACAAGCCGAAGCCGAGCACGTATGCGCGGTTCGGCGGTGCGATGTTCCTCGATCAAAAGGGGCATGTCCAATGGTCCGGGCTGTCGGAATACACGGATGCGAAGGAATGCGTGGAATGGCGTTCCGTGTTCGGCGCCGGAGTGCCGGAGGCGGTGTGGGAGACCATGAATAGGTGGTGCGAGGCCAAGATTCGGTATCAGGCGAAGATCGACGCGGGCGCGGATTGGCGCGTTGCGGGGCGCCAGGTCGCGGTCGAAATGGCGCGCGAGGCGGAATAGGTCGAAACCGGGTTGGGGGACCCGGTCGCGGCGTAGGGCGCCGCCTGACGAGACCAACCACAAGGATCACGGATCATGGCTAATCATGCTGTCGAATACCGGGTTGCCAATTCCGGCTATGGCACGTTCGCTGCGGAAATGCGGTTTGATGGGGCGGAGGAAGCGCTGTGGCGGGAGGGTATTCAACCGGGCTGGCACGCTTTCAAGCGCAGCAAGACGCGCGCGGTCTGCGAGCGGGCGATTGCATTGGATCGCGCGAACCGAGCAGCGGGGGATCGGTGATGACGAAATACACGGCGGAGATATCGGGGCATTCGTGGCGGCGGGGACCGGTCGCCGAATTCGACACGGTGCGCGAGGCGCGGCAATGGGCGGAAAGCTACGGCACGACGGCGGACAGCTGCACGATTCGCGATAGCCGGGGGCACGAGGTCGGGTTGCATTGCCGTGACACCAGCGGCAACGGCATGCGCTGGTTTCGTGCGGAGGTCGGGCAATGAGCGGCGGGATGGACCAGCGGCGGCATGCGGAGGCCGCCTATGCACTGTTAGCGCGATCGATGGACGGCACTGTCGCGGACGGCGAGTGGTGCCTGGAACTGGCGGCGCAGCGTCTGGAACAGTGGGGCGATCCGGGGCTGGCGGAGCAGGTGCGGGCATTGTGCGAGGGGTGGTATCCGGTGGATTCGGAGATCCGCGGGATGATGGCGCGGGTCGAGGAGCTGCTGCGATGACGATGGCTGACCTGACGCGGGAAGAGGCGTTTGATGCGATCTGCAACATGATGACCGGATTGCACCTAGCCGGCGCCCTGAGCTTGGAACAGCGCCGCCTCCTCGATACGCTGATTTGCGCCTATGGGGCGGCGGCGGCGCGCGAGGCGCGCGAGCGCACGATGGCCGCGGCGCGCCCGGGGCGGCCGCCGGTGCGCATCGTGCGCACTGTCGACGGGGTGGAGTGGCTCGAGTGAGAGCGGCAGGCCCGCCTAGTCGGTGTAGCCATAGCGGGCGCTGGCGGCGGCGACCTCCGGGGCGTTCATGTGATAGACCCCACGCTCCCAGCGGATCGGCAATTCTAGGTCAGCCGGGCCGTAATTGCTCTTTTTCATCTGCAGGACGAGGCCCAGCGCCTTGTCCTTGTGCATGTAGAGGCGCGAGCGAACCGAGTTCGACCATTGGACACTACCGGATTCGCCGGTGCCGAGCGCCCGGCCGGCGGCTGAGGGGTGCTTCACCAGGATCACCACGCCTTGGATCGCGATCGCCAGGCGCCGCAGCATGTTGACGAACTGCATAACCTGCTGCTCGTCGTTCTGGTTGCCGGCGTAGACCTGCGTCGCGGTGTCTATGACGACGTAGGTGATCCCCTCCTGCATGCACCGCCGCAGCAGCAATTCGAAGAGGCGCGTCGGCTGCATCGTCCAGTAATCCGGCGATTTGCGATCCTGACACAGCCGCGCCAGGGCGTTGGTCTGGCCGACGCGAGGCGCCAGCCACAGCCCCGCCTCCGCGACATCGGTCATGGTTAATCCGGCCGAGCGGTTGATGTCATGCTGTCGTCGCCACAGTTCATCTTGATCATCCTCAGCGCCGAAAAAAATGGCTCGCCCCGGCTGACAGGCGAGCCCCAAGAACGGCCAGCCCATTACGGCCGAGGTGAGCAGCTGTTGCATGACTAGGCTTTTACCGATTCCGCCGTCGCCGCTGACCAGCGCGACGGAGCCGCGCACAAAGCACCTCTCGACCAGCCAGTCGCGCCGGGGCGGGGTCTTGCCCTCCCAGCGCAGCGGCGACAAAAGATCAAAGGAATCGGACGGACGCGCCTCCCGCAGCCGCTCGACGTCGGCCTTCGCCAGCATGTTGCCCCCTCAACATGAAATATGTTCGGATTTTGTTCGGTAGAGTACGAAGCGAGCCTATTCCCCCCGCAGATAGCTCCGCAAGACGCCCTCCTCGGCTTCCTCCTCGGTCGGCTCGGGCGGCCGAAACCACTCGTCATAGCCGGCCAGCGCCCGCTCCCGCCAGGCAAGCGCCAGGACCGCCCAGCCGATCCCCAGGGTCAGGTAGCCCTCCAGAATCGGCTCGTGGCACGACACCCGGGCACGCACCAGGATCGTCAGTAACCCCTGTTCCAATTCGGAGAGGTCAGACACCACCGAGCCTCCAAACCGCGACCTCGAGCGCCTCGCCCACGGCCACCCGGCGCACCTCGTACTCGTCGACCCAGCGATCATCCTCGATCACATTCATGGTCTTCAGGACATCGAGCACCGGCTTCAGATTGTCGATGTCCCGCTGGTAATTGAGCGGCGCCCGCACCTCGACCCGGACGTGTCGCCAGCCCTCGCGCGGGCAGCCGGATATCATGATGAGTTGTTGTGCTTCGCGCTGCCACGCGGCGTATTGGCTGGTCTTGGCGCGGCCTTTGCCGTCGCGGCGGGTGGCGTACAAATTGTTTGTTGTTGGTGGCACAGGGAGCTGCAGCACGATCTTCTTGATCTCGCCGCAGCGTTCAACCGTGTACGACCCCTCGATAAAGCCCTTGCCGCTCACTCGGCCGCGACTCGCTCGCCCTTCGGTTTCCGCCCGGTTGCGCGTCCCGGGGGCCTGCCGACCCGGCTCGGGACCGGCTCGACCTCGGCCCAGTCGGAATACAGCCGGCGCACCGGGATGCCCGTCTCGATCGAGATTTTCTCGAGGGTCGAGGTCTTGAAAAACGCGCGCGGCTGCGCCGACCGCAGACCGCACAACGCGTAGATGCTCTGCGCGTTCATGCCCAAGCGGAGAGCGAACATCCGAGGCTTCTCGCCCCGATCCGCCAGCCATGTAGCCAATTTTGTTGTCATGGACAGCAATGTATCTTTTTAATTGACAGCCGTCAATCGTGCACGTAGACGTACACAGCCGACAGCGGAGAGAGGCACATGAACCATCTTGAGCAGACCGCGCTGCGCCACGCCAAGGCCCTCGGTCGGGCCGAGGCCGCGTTGGCTTTTATCGCGGCGATTGCCGACCGGCCGGACGAGGTCAGGCAGACCGCCAAGGACGCGATTGCCGAGATCGGGCGGATTACCGCGGGAGAGAAAGAGTGATGAGCGACGACATCGACATCCGATACGCCCGCGCGACCGGCGCGGCGCAGGCCAATCTGCGGTTCATCCGCATCATGGCGAGGTTTCCGCAGGTCACGACGATGGACGAGATCATCGCCCTGACGATCAAGGCCGAGGCCGAGATCGAACGCTGCCTGCGCGGAGAACCGAGATGAGCATCGAGATATTGCCCAGCTTCCAAAATGAGGCCGAGGCGCTTGCCCGCATCATCGCGCTTTCTTACGAGCCGCAGCGCACGCTGACCGACGCGCCAG